CTTCCATGATCTCTTCTTTCATAGACGCAACTATATCTGAGGTAGACGAGTTTTCAGAATATCCTGCAAGTAGTTTTGCCTGTACTGCATCTCCACCTGCTTGATCAAACAATACTTCTAGAAACTTTTTTTGTCTATCTGTTAGTTCTCTTTTTGTCAATGTGGTATTCCTTGTGTTGCAACTCTATCTATAAGACGTTGTGCTCTGTTAGTTGTTTGTTTGTACCAACGTGAGTCTTCCATCTGATTTGCCATTTCTTGATAGTCTCCTGCTTCTACTGCAGCTATCATCTTCTTAAATTTAGATAGACGAGGTTTACCGAGTTGAAATGACATATTAATTAATACGTGTTGTATTTCTTCAGGTAATTTATCAAAAGAATTAAATATACTTTGACAATCTTCTATAGCAACTTGAACGTCATTTACAAACCAATCTTGTACCTGCTGTTCAGGTATAGGTGCTCCAACACGTTTTCCATAATAATTTTCATCCCACTCTGTAATTAAATGCCCGATGCCTCCGGTTAAATGCCCTTCTGAGCATCGGTACAATTTATACTCACATCCCTCATCTGCTTCAATTTCTTCTCTTAGTGTGTTTATGTTCATCGCCTAATACCTAACTCCATTTGCTGTTTGCGTATTTCTTTTACGTGTTTATGCCAAAAATAATTGCCAATGTTACATATAAAAGATGATAATTTTAAATATATTCTAGCTTTTAACGTCATTAGTTTATCACTGATAATATGGACTTACAGTAGAATTTGGATCTTCAATACCCTCTACTGCTAAAACTTCAGGTATGTAATACTTTAACATATTTTCTATACCCATTTTTAATGTTTGCGTTGACATGGCACACCCACTACAAGCACCACTTAAAAATATAGTAGCTACACCATCTTTAAAAGATTGTAACTTAACATGACCACCATGCGTCTGAACACTAGGCAATATATAATCTTCTATTATTTTATTTATTGCAGATACTGTGTCCTGTGTCATTTCTTTTTTAACATCTTTGCTGCTTGTCCTACACCTTTGATACCAAACGATGCAGATATAGCTATATACAATAGGTACTGATACCAATCAGGTAGTGTGGCTAATATCTCAAAGCCTTCTTTTACATAGTCTCTCATTCCCGGTATGAAGACTAATATAGCAGGAGCTAATAACACTACTAAAGCGAACTCGTCTTTCCAACTATCCACAGTAGCATCTGCCATCTTGCCTTCCCACTCCACTTGACCTGTTGCGACTTTCTCTGCAACAGTAGCACGAGCTTTTGCCTCTGCAACTTTAGCTTGTCCATCTGCCTTTGTTTTTTCTATTTTGTTTTGAAACCATGTTCCTGCGAGATTTGCTATTGGTCCTATTAGTGCTTGTATCATTTGCTATTTTCTCTTTTATTCTTTCCTGTTTTAACTTTTCTTTTAACTTAGCTGAATCTACGAAATCTTGATGTTTTCTTTGCAATCTTGCTGGGTTGTTTAGAAAATTGTTTACCTTTTCTAGACGCTTTGCGTTTAGCAGCCGTAGAGGCGGCGTATTCAGAGGCAGATAGAGCTTTAATTGCTTTTTCAGGTAGATAACGCTCACCCGTTGCTTTTGACCCTTGTGTACTAGGTTTACCTGATCTAGTTCGCCATTTCTGTTTACCCCAAGCCTTTAAGCTCCTTTGTGATTTTGCGAGTGCCATTATATTTTACCCATCCATTTTGCTAGTAGCCATGCTAATATTCCTGCAAAAAATAATATGAAGATAAACGCTATTCCATATCCTGCGTATTCTATTAATTCTTGTCTACGCTTCTCTGCCATCTTTTCTGCATAACGTCTAGACTTTCTAGCCTCTGCCTGAAATCTTTGCCAATCTTGCCAAAGTCCGGGTCTGCCTAGATAAATCATTATTTTTTTGAGTTCTTCCTCTTTCTCTCTTATCTGCTCAAGAGCCATGAACTCTTCTAGGTCTCCACCACCACCACTAGCTTTTTTCTTACTTGCTTTCTTTTCTAACTGCTCTTTTGAGAATACAAAATCTGATATCTGTTTTACACAACCTGAAAGTTCTTTTCCGTTTGACACGAAATTTTTTATTATCCCGAAAGCAGCATTAGCTGCAGCTAGTTCTGCTAACATTTTATCTTTTCCTTATGGGTTTACAATATGCAGTTATACGTAAAGTAGGTCCTTCCTCTTGTGGTATCGGTGGTTGTCTATGTAGTCTCTCTGCAAAATACAGACATCTGTCTAAATCTTGGAAGGTTTGTGTTTGGTCTATTACTCTTACTCCCATCATAAACACAAGCACAAACTCAATCATACAGGTGTTCCTTGCACCTCATCTTCTTCTTCATGGCAGTCACAGTTGCAATCTTCTATATCACAATCGTAACATTCACAAGTCTCACATCTATTTTTTCTTTTTTCGCTCATTTGCTTTTTTTAAACTTTCTTTAGCTTTTTTGAATATTGCTACAACTTCAGTCTTGCCCATTACTTTAGCTCTTTGTTCACCGACTGTAAGTATTTGTATCTTTCTCGCATAAGGCTTATTGATCTTTTTAACTTTTGCAACTGTGGCTCTTGCGTCTGCAGGTGTGGCGAACTTGATGCTAACTGTGTCTTTAGGGTTTTCATCCGTGTATAAGCGTCTTCCCGAACCTTTGGGTTTTTTACCTGTGCCAACTTTAGGATCTCTTTTTTTTCTTGACAACTCTCTTGTATCCCTTCTTTTGGTCTTTCATAATCTTTGTCAAAGTTTTTGCTTGACTAGCATGAGCTTTAGAGGCTTTTTTTAGTTTGCCTATAACTTTATTTAATGGTTTAGTGTAATGTGGCATTAACTTCTGTATCCTCCACCTGCGGCTTTATATCTTTTTGCCAACATCTGTGCCTTTCTTGCACTCCATTGCCCGGGAGCACCTCCCTTACCACCTGCTTTAATACGATTAAATAAATTTTTACGCATTGTAGGTTTAGTGTAATTACCTGCTTTGTTTACTGTGGATTTTCTTTTGGTCATTACGCAGTTGCCCTCACTTTCTTTGCTTTTCTAGTTCTTTTGTATGATCTGTTTTTTGTTTTAGATACAACTTTTAGATTACTTGTTTTATTGTCCAAAGGGTTTCCGTTTCTGTGTGCAACATCTTTGCCTCTTACATTTACCCCTTTTTTCTTTAATAAGTTACGAGCAGCATTTCTGCTGTCTCGTCTTTTTATTTGTTCAGCTTTGCCATGATAATTTTTATACTCTTTTTTGTAATTTCTTTTTACCATTCTTTTTCGCCTTTGATGGAAGCAGTCCTTTGTTTACTGCTCTTGCTCTTTCAGAAAAACCAAGTTTCTTTTTACTTCTTATTTTTTTTCTTATTGTTTCTAGCTTGGCTACCATCGGAGTATAAATTATTAAATGTGACAAAGGGGTCTAGATAAGATTCGTGTGCCTCTGCTGAATGCAACCATTGTGATGGAGCAAAGTCAGGAGCACCTTCGCCTGTGACCCATAAAGCAGGACTTGTTGCCCTTACTCTATTGTTTGGCAATGCAACTATGTTACCTGTCCATTCACCTGCATCTAATAGATGTAGAACGTGAGATTGTTTATGTTGTGCAGGATCGTCTGCTATCTCATGATCTGTATAGTCTACAGTAAATAAATACTTAGCAGTATAAAATGCATTGTCTATCTTACATAGCCACGGAGAAGAACTAACTCTATCCATAACTATAACACTATGATGTCTTGATTCACAATCCCAAGGTTGACATAAATGGTCTTCCATAGGCTTTGCCCATTCATCTAGTGGTATATCTGCAACCAATGCTTGTATAGGCATTCTTGCCCACATAGCACCACCATGTACATTATCTTCTTCATCGCATCCTGTAAACACGACTTGGAAACTTAACGACCTGTCAGGTATAGTATTGACTGCAAAAGCTAATGCGTGAAGGAACTCACCATGATACTTTTGATGATTACAAGTGAACTCTCTTCGCACCCAACACTTAAAGTGTGGGATGTTACTGATGAGATAAGACATTATCTACGTCTTGCGGCTCCACCTCTAGACATCATCTTGGATTTTTTCTTCGCTGCTCCACCATACATCATTTTTTTAGTAGCACCACCTTTAGCCATCATTTTAGACTTTTTCTTTGCGGCACCACCTTTGTTCATCATTTTAGATTTCTTTTTTCCATGCATCGGCATAGTCGATTCTCCTTATTTTTTCTTTTTCATCATATCTACAGATAAAACAACCATGCCACCTTTACGATAATCCATGTTGCCCATACGTGGTTTCTTCATCATACCACCCATCTGCATAAAACCCATCTGATTCCTAACTTTTTTAGGTAGATTGGGTAATCCCTTATTGTCTTCGGGAATAGGTTTTAAAGCCATGTTAACATCTCCATCTTCTTCTAGCTTGTCTTAAACGACTATTGGGGTTTTTAGCCGCTTTAGGGAACTTTTTCATCTGCCCTGCCGATCTTGCACAAAATGATTTACGTCTAGCAGCTCTTTTACCCTTTGGATTCTTCTCTGTAACTGCTGTTTTAAGTTTACTGCCCGGATTTTGCCTACGATATTTAGCAACTCCTTTTGCAGTCATACCTGCACCACTCTTTGTGGGTCGCATATCCCCACTTTTCTGAGTAAAACCCTTTAATCCACCTCTTTTACGTTTTTGTGCCATTTTGTTTTTATTTTACCCTCTTCAATCCTGCATTTATACTTTAAAGCATAGAAATTTGGCATATATGAGGGTAACTCTGTAGCTATCTCATACGCTCTTGTAGTACATTCTTTCTCTGTTTTGTATGGTCCTTCTAAATCTTCTAAGGTATGAC